GATAAAGAAATGGCGTACTGGGTATAAAAAATGGTCAAAGGAAAACAAGCATCTACCGAACATCATGCCAGTAGACAAGTTGGAAGAAAGAATCAGAAATGCACCCCAACCACAACAGCAGGTTCAGAATATCAATCCAGCGTTTGAACAGAGATTGAAATCAGTAGAAGATAAACTCGATAAGTTGATCCGACATCTAGGTGTTAAGTGATATATAGGCCCAAGCCTACAATAGACCGACCCGCGACTAAAGAAGAGTTAGAACAGATAGATAAAACGGAGCAGATGCTCTCGGAAGAAAAATCACTTCCATCAGCGTCTCAACAAGTACGGAATCTGGCAACTGAGCATTGGCGAAGTTTAAAAGCTTTCATCAAGGGTAGACAGGTTATCGTTCCACAGGAAGTCGCTGAGGCAAGGTGGGACATCTGTAAACAATGTCCCTATTTACTATATGATGAAATGAATCCAGATACGAATAAAAAAGATGGTCGATGTACTGAATGTGGTTGTTTTATGAATGTTAAGACTCACTACGCTACAGCAGAGTGTCCAATCGGAAAATGGAAACAGGAAGATAAAAATAAATAAAAAAAATATATATTTTTGAAATTTTATTTCATATTTATATACGAAATGGTTATGATGTAGATCATAAACACTAAATACTAAACAATAAAAAATAAATACTAAGGAGAATATCAATGGATATTAACGCAATCAAGAGTCGTCTGACTCAACTTCAAAAATCAACTTCAACCAAAGAAAATTTTTGGAAACCTCAACCCGGAAAAACTCAAATCAGAATGGTTCCGTATAAGTTTAATAAAGACAATCCGTTTATTGAATTATATTTTCATTATCAGATGGGACAGAATAAAACTTATATCTCACCAGTATCGTTTGGTAGACCTGATCCGATAAATGAATTTGCGGATAAGTTAAAATCAACCGGTAATAGAGAAGAGTGGATCCAGGGTAAGAAACTCGAACCTAAAATGAGAACATTCGTTCCAGTTGTTGTTCGGGGTCAAGAAAAAGATGGAGTAAAATTCTGGGGGTTTGGTAAAACTGTTTATCAAGAACTTTTGGGTTTTATAGCCGATCCGGATTATGGAGATCTTACAGATCCCGTTAGTGGTCGGGATATTATAGTTGACAAACTGACACCTGCTCAAGCTGGTAATCAGTTCGGTAAGACAACCATAAGAGTAAAACCGAATCAGACACCCATTACTGAAAATAAAGAGGTATTGGAATCGTTATTTGAATCTCAAGTTGAATTACCTGAACTGTATGATGAACCGACATACGATGAATTGAAAGATGCACTGAAGCATTATCTCAATCCTGAGAATGAGGATGCCGAGGATAATAATAGTGCGCCTGTGAAGGCAACTAAAACCAGTACTGCATCGACAGCTGACATCGAAGACGCCTTCGATAAGCTGTTTAATGATTAGTAATTAGTAAATTCATACACATGGGGGTGGGTACGACTCGCCCCCTCAAATTGAGGGTTTTTTATGTTAGAGAAAGATGAGTTAGCGGGTACAATCGCTACTGAACTAAATAAGCAATTTAAACAACATCAGGTGGCATATTTTCTTAATCAAGAATCAGAATCACCTACAGATGTTAAAGACTGGATCTCAACCGGATCATCCATGCTCGATATCGCCATTTCAAATAAACCACATGGTGGAATTGGTGTTGGTAAAATAACGGAATTGAATGGACTGGAGGGATGTGGTAAATCACTAGTAGGTGCACATCTATTAGCAAATACTCAGAAGAAAGGTGGCTTAGCGGTCTATATCGATACTGAGTCTGCTGTTTCACAGGAGTTTTTAGATGCAATCGGTATCGACACTACTAAAATGTTATATATTCAACTAGAAACCGTTGAAGATGTATTTGAAGCAGTGGAACACATTATAGCTAAAATTAGAGAATCGGATAAAGATAGATTAGTAACCATTTTAGTCGATAGTTTAGCCGCGGCGACTACTAAAGTCGAAATGGATGCTGATTTTGATAAGGATGGGTGGGCTACATCAAAAGCCATCATTATATCTAAGGCAATGCGAAAGATAACTAACATGATAGCGAGACAACAGGTCGCATTGATATTTACGAATCAGCTTCGTCAGAAACTGGGTGTAATGTTTGGTGATCCCTGGACAACATCAGGTGGTAAGGCTTTACCGTTTCATGCATCGACTCGCGTTAGATTAAAAAACGCAGGGCAGATTAAAGATACTAAGAAAAATACTATCGGGATAAAGATTAAAGCACAGGTGATAAAAAATCGACTCGGTCCACCGTTGAGAACAGCTGAATTTATGTTATATTTCGATAGGGGTATTAGCGATTACGATAGCTGGTTAACTGTTATGAAGGAACATAAATTAGTTAAAACTGCTGGCGCGTGGTACACGTTCAATGATGGAGAGACTGATAAAGATGTTAAGTTTTTATCTAAAGATTTTCATGATATGATGGAAACCAATCTGGAATTGAAAGAAAAAATTTATTCTTTAATCTGCGATAAAGCAATACTAAAATATCAGACGAATACATTGGGTATTGATGACGTCATTGAAACAGATCAAGTCGTCGATGAGTTATAATAAAATTAGTAATGACCGATTAAATGATCTCTGGAGTGAAGTACAAGATGATAACGAAAATAAATCTGAACTAAGTCTCAATAGTAAAATACTCATTGTAGATGGATTGAATACATTCATTCGAGCATTTTCAGCTAATCCATCGATCAACGATGATGGTATTCACATAGGTGGATTAGTGGGATTTTTAAAATCGTTACGTTTTACCATAGCGCGACTTAACCCGACTCGTTGTATAATTGTATTCGATGGTAAGAACGGTTCGAAAAAACGTCGACAGATCTTTGAGCATTATAAACAGCAACGACGAGTCAGATCCAGACTGAATAGAAATGTCGATTGGGCAATAGCACCGATGGATGAACACCAATCGATGAAAAAACAAATAGGTAGATTGGTCAAATATTTAGAACAATTACCGATAACAATAGTTACAGTAGATAATATAGAAGCAGATGATACTATCGCTTACATGACTCGAAGCATTTTCACTGATACTAAGAATATAATCATGAGCACAGATAAAGATTTTTTACAATTAGTAAGTGAAAATACTACAGTCTGGAGTCCAGTGAAAAAACTTATATATGATAAAGAGAGAGTTAAAAGTGAATTCGGTTTAAATGCATCTAATTTTATCATATATAAGATATTGAATGGTGATAAATCAGATAATATTAACGGAGTTCCAGGCGCGGGGCTAAAATCGATTATAAAAAATATTCCCGAGATAGTTGATCAGGATTTATCTGTCATGGAGTTGATTGATTTAATTGAAAAAAATAAAAGTAAAAATAAGTTTTTCGAGAAGGCGAGTAATAATTATTCATTGATTAAGAGAAATTATCTCTTGATGCAACTCCAACAGGTTGATATCAGTAATACGATAAAATTGAAGATACAGGATTATGTAAACAATACAATCCCTGGATTGATAAAGTATAAATTCACTACAATGTTTATGCAAGATAAACTCTGGAGTCAAATACCTGATATGAATTTATGGATAACTGAATTTTTAAAATTAGAACGTTATAGGAAGTTAGATGACAAGTAATTTATCTCAATTTGGTCATAATTTTCAAATTAAATCAATAGTCTGTCTAATGACTCGGTCGGATTTTATAGAACAGATATACGATATAGTGGATCCACAATATTATGACAACGATGCGTTGAAATGGATTGTGAAAGAATGTGTAAATTATTTTGTAGAATATAAAAAATCCATTACATTTGATGCATTTAAAGTCATTATCAGTAATGTCGAGAATGATATATTGAAAACATCTGTCCTTGAAAGCTTGAAGGAAGTGTTTCAGTATCTCGAAGCTACTGATTTAGATTTCGTTCAGGACAAGACGTTGGATTTTTTTAAAAATCAGAAACTAAAAAACGCAATCATTGAATCAGTAGATATATTGGAAGCTAATGGTGATTTCGATATCATAAAAACATTAATTGATGAGGCATTGAAAGCTGGTACGGAACGTGATATTGGGCACAAATATCTTGATATGATTGAACAGCGTTATGAAAATATGGCAAGAGATACTATAAACACACCGTGGAGCCTGATAGATGAGTTGACACAAGGTGGGCTGGGTAAAGGTGAGCTTGGTGTAGTTGTTGCACCTGCAGGTGTGGGAAAAAGTTGGGTGTTATCTACTATTGGTGCACATGCACTTAAATTAGGAAAAAATGTTGTACACTTTACATTAGAATTAAACGAAGCATATGTTGGATTGAGATACGATAGCATTTTCACCGGCATACCTAACCAGAATTTAAAATATCATAAAGATCAAGTTATAGAAACATTACAAACAATTCAACAGGATAATGATGGTGATTTGACAATAAAATATTTTCCAACTAAGAGTGCATCAGTACATACGTTGAATTCTACCTTACAAAAAATGGTTTCACTTGGCAGTGAAGTGGATTTAGTAATAGTCGACTATGCTGATATTATGAAAGATACATCACGTGCAATAGAAATCAGGCATGCACTTGGAAGTATATATGAAGAGTTGAGAGGATTAGCTGGAGAGTTAGAAGTTCCAGTTTGGACAGCTAGTCAAGCAAATCGATCCGCACTGGAAGAAGATGTAATTGAAGCTAGCAAAGTATCAGAGAGTTACCAGAAAGTCATGACTGCCGATTTTGTATTTTCATTATCGAGAAAGATGGGTGATAAAGCAGCTGATACAGGAAGGTTTCATATTATTAAAAATAGATTCGGTCCAGATGGTATAACATTTCCTTCAAAAATCAATACTGATATCGGATTGATAGAAATATATGAATCCAGCACAAGACCTGGGCAGGAACAACAGAAAAAAATTGATAGTAGAGATTATATAGAAAGAAAGATGTTAGGAAATAAATATAAGCATTTGCTTGAACAGAGTTAATACTATTTATTTATGTACGTACAGTAAACAAATAAAGGATATATATGGAATTGACAAAATTTAAGTTATCGGAAAATTTTATCTCAAAATATAAACGAAAACGCCCCCCATTTGGATTTAACGGTCTTGGTGAATTGGTCTATATGAGAACATATTCTCGAATAAAAGAAGATGGTAAAAATGAAATATGGTGGGAGACAGTGCGCCGTGTTGTTGAAGGAACATACACAATGCAAAAGTATTGGATAGAATCACATCAGCTCGGATGGAATCCATGGCAAGCACAGCGATCAGCACAAGAAATGTATGACCGGGTATTTTATATGAAATTCTTGCCACCAGGCAGAGGTTTATGGGCAATGGGAACACCTATAACTGAAGAGAGAGGGTTATATGCAAGCTTGAATAATTGTGCATTTGTTTCAACCGAGACAATAAAGGATGATATAACTAAACCGTTTACCTTTTTGATGGATGCGTCTATGTTAGGTGTTGGTGTAGGATTTGATGTAAAAGGAGCAGGTCAGATTATTGTAAAGGGACCTAGCACATCTCGTGAAACAGAAATGGTTGTAGTACCAGATGATAGAGAAGGATGGGTTGAAAGTGTTAGAGTGTTAATTGAAAGTTATTTTTTAGGTACTGCACCTGTTCAATTTGACTACAGTTCTGTTCGCGCAGCTGGTGAGCCTATAAAAACGTTTGGTGGAACTAGCGGTGGCCATGAGCCGTTAGAAGACTGTCATAACAATGTTGCAGATATTTTAAATAAAAATATAAACGAACCATTAACAGTAACATCTATTGTTGATATAATGAATATAATTGGAAAATGTGTTGTCAGTGGAAATGTTAGGAGAACTGCTGAAATTGTATTTGGTGAACCTGATGATGAAGAATATTTAGATTTAAAAAATTATAAAGCAAATCCTCATAGAGAGACTTATGGCTGGACATCGAATAATTCAGTATATGCAGAATTAGGTATGGATTATGCGGATATATGTAAGAGAATAGTAGATAATGGTGAACCTGGTCTTGCTTGGTTGGAAAATATGCGCGGCTATTCTAGAATGAAAAATGGTATGAATAATAAAGATCATCGAGTAGCAGGTGGTAATCCGTGCTTGGAACAATCTCTTGAAAGTTATGAACTGTGTTGCCTTGTGGAGACATTCCCTAGTAATCATAAAAATTTAGATGATTATCTCAAAACATTAAAATATGCTTATCTTTATGCTAAAACTGTAACGTTAGGAAAAACACATTGGCCTGAAACTAATCGCGTGATGTTACGAAATAGAAGAATAGGATGCTCTGTTAGCGGTATAGCTCAGTTTATAACAGATAGAGGGTTGAAAGATTTAAAAGAATGGTTAGAGACTGGTTATGATCA